AGGATCACTTCGCAATACTCACCGCCATCATAAGGATGGAGGTAAGAGGCTAATGCTCTCGCCTCGATGCCTGACAAATCTGTGCCGCACATGACCCAACCTTTAGGAGGACCAAAGAGACTTCTGCACTCTTTGCCATAAGGACTTCCGGCACTAGGCACTTGACCTAAGTTTGGAGATCGATGTGCCGCTCTCGACGAGGTGCAAGCGTTGGACACAATAGTGTGTCTAAGTCTGCCATCGTCTGAGACTTTCTTCATCCACGAACCGTTGCCTTCAGCCAACATGCCGATCCTCTTCTGTAGTAGAAAGAACTCGCCTAGTTTCTTGGCTTCTGGAAAGGGCAGGGAGTTCAAGATCTTTTCGTCGATCTTGGCCTGACCGCTCTCAGTGAAAGTCTTTGGCTTCCAGTTGTATTTATCCTCAAGACACTTCTGAATATGCTGACGAGAACCTGCGTTGAAGTAGACTGTCTTACTTTTGATAAACAGTTCGTCCTTCTTGTAGCCGAGGGTCTTGTTGTCTCGCTTTGGGTAGAAGTCTTCAGTCACTTCCCAAGGTGGAAAGAGATCCTTCAGACTATCCTCGATCTCGTGTCTCTTCTGGCTGAGTTCGGCATAGAGTTCGGCAGCCGCTGAACCATCGAAAGTCCAACCATTGTTGCCGATCTCTCTGCAGATCTGAGCCATCCGGTGCTCGAGATGTACGGAGTGCTCACTTGGCTCTGTCTTCATTAGGGCCTTGTAGAGAGTAAGAGTGACTGCAGTGTCTTGGACACAGTACGAAAGCATCTCTTCTGAGAACTCTTCCCATCCACCACTATAATCATCTTTGAAGTCAGACAATCGAAGACCCCAAGCCTTCAGACTGTGACTGCCCCAAAGTCGTTTCGGGAACTCTTCTTGAGTGAAGCCTCTCTCAGCATCTTCTGCAAACAATTCATTCTTGATCAACCTAGAAAGAACCAAGGTATCCGTCACCGTGCCTGACGGTTTGAAATCGGGATATATGAGTTGAATAGCAGGGATGTCGAAGTCGAGGATATTGTGTCCGATGATCTCGTCGGCTTCAGCCAACAGTTGGACACCTTCTTCGATGTTGTCAGGCGTAAACTGCCTGACGTCTTTGTCGTCTACTGACCGCAACACAAGACAGTGTATCCTGTCCATTGTCGGTAGTAGACCGTTGGATTCTAGGTCGAATATCCATCTCAGCGGTTGTCTCCAGATCCACCGATAACTCCACGCTCTTTTCTATCGAGTAGTTTGTCGATGTTCATCTTTGCGATTTCATTAAGAGAGACATTCAGATCTTTAGCTAGAGCCGAAATGTACCAAAGTACGTCACCCAACTCAGCGGCTACTGCCGCTCTCTGTTTGTCGGTGAGCACGAAGCCCTCGACTGAGACCTGTTCGTCTCTCATTATCTTTTTGATCTTACCTGCAACCTCTCCGGCCTCATTCACTAGTCCGAATGCCGGATAGATGATCTTGTCACGATAAATAGCAGTGTGCGCCATGTCTGCTTGGTACTCATTCATGGTGTAGTTGTGAGTTTCTGATGGTCTATTTATCATCTGACTATTCTCCAGACCTTTTGATTTCTTTCACGAAAGTTCTTACGGATCCCAACGCACTCGATGACACCATCGTCACTGAGTTTTTTAAAACTTGAGGTGACTGATCCATACGGCATGTGTGGTAACTTTTGCTGTATCTCAGAACTGATGATCCCTCGATCACCTGCATCAAAAATAACCTTTAGGATCTGTCGTTCTTTCTTCGAATGATTGACGGAGTTGTATGCTTGTAGAGACGTCCGTAGCGTGTAGTCTAAATAAGCATCTGCCATCTTATTGATCTCCGAGTCAGTCATTGCGAAAGGCAACTCTGATTGTTGCCAGTTGTACTTAAGGTCGTTCATTTGGTTCTCCTGTTTAAAATGGGCTAAAGTCTTCTACCGACATGAGACGCCCTTTTTCTCTGTCGTATTGGAGTTGACCTGCCGGACCGACTTCGCCTGTGAAGCGGTTCTTAAGGACAACTAGATTTCTTAGACCTGCCGTCGGGTCCTCGGCATCAACCTCGAGGCCAATACAGCCGTCACTCAACTGAGCGATAGAATGCGAGGATCTCAACTGAGCGAGAGATACCTTTGCACCTCCCTCGTGGCCTGTGTCGCCACTTGGACGACGAAGGTGAGACACAAGGATCAACGCTAGATCCAACTCTGAGCAAAGAACACGAAGGCGGTGGACTATAGCGTCTACCATGGTTCTCTCGTTTGTAGTCTCTCCGGTCATGCCGCTGATCAATATGCTCACATGATCTAAGAAGACTACGTCACAACCAAGGCCGTGCTTCATGTAGCGAATACGGTTCTCGATGGTGTCCATATCGGTAGATCCGAAGTGATCGAAGAGAAATATCGGACCTTGGGAGAGTAGGTCTTCAAATCCCTCTTCGATCTCTTCTTTGGTAGCGGCGTCGTCATCGATCACGATGTTCTTGTTGATGTGGATTCCCACCAAACCTTGGGAGGTTCGCTTGGTGGACTCTTCCAACATCATCATGCCTACTGTGAACCCATCAGTGTGGATCTTGTAGGCGAACTCTCGTATCAACGTACTTTTGCCGACACCGCTTCCGGCTGCCAAAGTGATCAGACCTGTGCGGATCCCTTTGAGCATTTCGTTGAGTTTTGGATATGGGTATTTGATTGGTGACTCAGCGTCTTTGACAGCGATGGTATCTCTCAGATCTTCCATGCTGACGATGCCATCTGGTCGATAACTTTGCGCCTGATGGATTGCTGTAATGATTGCGCCTGACTTACCGTTCAATAGACACTCGTTTGGATCTTTGTGTGGCAACACGGCAATCTTTGTTTTGCCCAGTGGCAAGACTTCGGCACACGCTTTTGCACTATCGATCCCTGCCTCGTCTTGATCAAACATTAAGATGATCTCTTCGAAGTTGTTGAGGTAGTCGAGTGCTTTCAACAGATGCCTTTTGGCTGACTGCGCTCCGTGCGGAAGTCCAACCGTAGCAAACTTGTTGCCTTGGATCATCGATACGGTCATTGTGTCGACCTCGCCCTCACAGACGACGATCTTCTTGCCTGACGACCACAAATGCTGACCGTAGAGACCCATGTCTTTGGCTCTGCCTACGGTTGAAAACTGTTTGTCTTTAGTCCTGATCTTCTGCGCGACTGGCTTACCTTGCCTGTCTTTGTAGGTTGCGATCTGAACTGATTGTCCTTTGTGAGTGCCAACGCGATAGTCGAACTTACGGCAAGTCGCCTCATCGATCTGTCTGGCTCGTAACTCTCTAAACTCTCCGCTCAGTAGATCTACACCCTCATCTATTACCTTTACTGGGCGGTGGTTGGTGTCTCCGTCGCCTGATGTGTACGTCTCGCAACTGAAGCACCACATGCTATTGTCTGAGTAGAGTGAGTTGGCGTCACTCGATCCGCACTTGTCGCACGGTTCATGCCGCACAAAAGCGGCTCCATCCTCTGATGGTTCCATTGTCATCTCCCTGTCTGTAAAAAAAAAGGAGCCGTCCTAAGACGACCCCTTGCTCTCGCTTTGGACACACTCGGCTAACCAGTCATCTGGAATGACTTTGTGTGACCATCGAAAACCATGCTTCTCGCAGTAGTCTGCATAAGTGGTCTTGGACCCCTTGTATAACTTGGCTCTGCTATTGGAGAAGACGAACCGTATATCGATCTCTGGCTGTTGATCACGAATAAGCAAATGCTTGGCTCGATCTGCAACTGCCCAGATCCCTTTAGATTCTAAATACCAAAAGCCGTCTGCCTTGGGCAGTTTGAAGTCTGGTGTATACTTCGCATTCCTTGAAGGAACGACATAGTTGATCTTATCAGTCTCGTAGAGAACCTCGATCTTGTGTGATCTTAGTTGTTCAGCGATGGTTTCCTCGAGACCTGACCGATATCCATTAGCCAAGCCTCTATAGAAGGATCTGTTTCTCCTAGGGATCCTAGAAGTCATCAAAGTCCTTCTTATCGTCGACGTCTAAGCCAACATCGTCTTCATCATCAATGGAAAAATCTCCATCTTCGACTGCATCAAAGCCTTCTCCGTCGCCAGAGAAACCTTCGACTACCTTGACCAGTTGTACCCGATCAAGAAGTAATCCGACGCCATTAGTGCCGCTAACACTGTAAATGTTTAGGATACCTGCGGCTTTCAGTTTTGATCCACCGCTAACTCGAGGTAACTTTGCAGGTGCGATCACTTGACCATTGGTGTCGTAGTACTTTGGCTGATATTTGCTTTGCACTTTGAAACTGACTTCGCCAGTCTCTTCGTCCTTAGAAAAAGCAAACTTAATATTCTTTTTGTTTCCAAAG